TTTGCTTCAGCGCCGATGTCAATTATCTGTTGTGTCATAGGTAATCCTGGTCATCTGATGTATTTACCAGGATCCGCCCAATTAGGTTTAGCCGTTAATCGCGGCCTACAACAATTTCAATGGTGCCAGTTTCACCGTCAAAGTTTTCCAAACTTTTGCCAATAATGGAACCAGTTGGTGGATCTTGGTGTGTTTTGGCATGACCGTTGTTGGCAGAAACCATCATGTCTCCCTTGCGAACAGGGCCAACAACACGACATGGCACACGCCCTTGCAAGGCAATTGCTACTGAAAATTCTTCATTTAATCCTGAATTCATCAAATAACTGGGATCAGTCGAAACGACCCCAGCAACTCTGCGATCAGTGTCCTGAGCGGATATAGTGACTTCTTGAGTTCCGCCAAATATCAACACAGTTCCTGGTTCATACGCAGCATCTGCACGGAATTTTTCAGCCAAGTCAGCGTATTGTGCGCTGGTTGCTTTAGCAAATATTGTGTTGTAGTAAACAGATGCACTGCCAATATTTCCAACGCCGTTGGCATTGCTGTTTACAATGTTGCCTGCTACAACTGTGCCAGTGCTCACACTCAAATTGCCACCAGTAATATTGCCAGTAACTGCCAATGAAGTTAATGTGCCTACTGATGTAATATTGCCCTGGGCAGCAGTTGTAACTGTGCCTGCTGTGGTTGCACTGGTTGCGCTAGTTGCTGTTCCAGCTGATGTTGCAAATGTAGCATTGGCCACAGTGCCAGTGACATTGGCACCTGTGATCGCACTTAGACCTGAACCATTTCCATTGATATTTGCACCAGTGATGTTGCCTGATGCACTGATCAATCCTGTGGTAACTTGTCCAGTGGTAGCAAACACAGTGACATTGCTGGTTCCGCCAATGCCAACAGAGACATTGCCGCCAGAACTGACCACACGAACATTGCTTGTTCCGTTCTGAATTGATGTGGCATCAATACCAGTCAACTGACTACCATTGCCCTGAAAGAAATTGCCTGTGATATTACCTGTTGCGCTGATCAAACCACCAATATAGACATTTCCAGCAACACCTGCGCCGCCTGCTACTCTTAACGCACCTGTTGTGCTGCTGGTTGAAATTGTAGTTGCAGTAATATTTGCGTTGGCAACAACTTGTACATTGGATCCAGCAGCTGGCGTCAACACAATGTTGCCAGCAGTGGTCACAAGATCTAATTGAGACGAATCTCTAATAGAGCCAGAAATTTCAATGTTGCTACCAACTATGTTACCAGTTACTGATACTTGGCCAGCAGTGTTTAAATTACCGCCAGTTATGTTGCCAGTGGCAACAACTTGTGCGCCAGTGTTTAAATTGCCGCCAGTGATGTTGCCAGTGGCAACAACTTGTGCGCCAGTGTTTAAATTGCCGCCAGTGATGTTGCCACTAACGCTCAAAACTGTCAGTGTGCCAACACTGGTAATGTTGGGCTGTGCGTTGATTGTCACAGTGTTGGCTGTGATAGAACTGCCGTTGATATTGATACTGTATTGTCCAGTTAGACGATCGCTTGGCACTGTGCCTGTGGTCAAACTGGTAGCATTAGCATTACCAATCACAGTGGTGAATGTGCCAGTTGTTCCGCTTACATTACCGCCAATTATGTTGCCAGTGGCACTGATCAATCCCGCAGTGTTGACATTGCCACCTGTGACATTGCCAGCAGCACTCATGAATCCGGTTAGGCTAAATCCTGAACCTGTAAGAATTGCCACGTTGGCACTGCCACCCACGTCACCAGTGATATCTCCACCAGAAGTACGAATTGCCCAATTTGATGTGCCGTTGGCCAACTGTGTTGCAGCAACATTGGACGCCACTGTGACATTGCTCAAGAATCCACCGTCGCCAATGAAGAATGCGCCTGCGTTTGCTATCACATTGCCAGTGGCACTGACTACTCCTGTATTGACATTGAGACCAAGTATGTTGCCGGATGCACTTAATATACCTGCATTTACATTGGCACCTGTGATGTTGCCAGTCACTGTTTGAGTTCCTGTGACAATGCTGGTACCCACATTGGAAATACCTGTTGTCTTGATATTGCCACCAGTGATATTGGCGCTGGTGTCTAGCGTGGTTGCAGAAATATTTGTAGTGGTCAAATTACCTGACGCACTCATTGTGCCATTTATGATCAAGTTGCCACCAGTGACGTTGCCAGTTACACTCACACCTCCGGCACCGCCAACTATTCCGCCAGCAGCGCTGATATTGCCACCAGAAATATTTCCAGTAGCAGTAATCAAGCCACCGGTGTTGACATTGCCACCAGTGATGTTGCCTGTCGCTGTTACTAGTCCAGCGGTTGAAACATTACCTCCAGCAACATTACCCACAATATCAAGTGTGCTGGAACCATACATGGTGCCTGAAACTGCAAACACATGCAGCGGTGCAGAATTAGCAACACCCACATTGCCTGTGGCACCTAGCACCACAATTCGATTGGTCAAACTTGCTCCACTAGCAGTTTGAATTAGAATGTTTGCATTGCCCGATGCATCAGCATACACTGCTTTGACTGCGGCAGTTACTCGTGCTGCTGCTCCAGTTGCGTCAGAAGTAAACCATTCAAATGATCCAATGTTTGCGCCCAGCGAACTTACTGCGGTGTTTGAGTCTGTAAATCGAATGGTTGGTGATGTGGTAGCAGTTGACGATCTTGTGAGAACAATATTGCCAGTGGTGATGTTTAAGTTGCCGCCATTGACATTGCCAGTGGCACTGACCAAACCGCCTGTGTTGACATTGGCACCTGTGACATTGCCACTGGCACTGGCAGTTCCAGCCACTGCAATGCCAGCACTGTTGGCCACAAACACATTGGCGGTGCCACTTACGCTGATATTTGCATTGCCGCTGGCTACGGGAATTTCAATGCTGGTGGTGCCGTTGAAAATCTTGTCGCCTGCAATATTACCAGTCAGTGCAACGTTGCCAGTAACAGTTAAATTGCCATCAATAATAACTGTGGCAGTGTTGGCAGTTACGCCTTGAAATGTGATAGAATCTGTGTTGCCAACTGTTTGAACAACAAGATTCCCACTGACACGCTTATAGATAGACATTTAGAGTTCCTTTGTGTTATTTATTCTGTTTAAGAAGTCTTTCATTGGCATGTGATACAGGTTGGGTATGTTATCTAGAGCTGATACCGCAGCAGTGGTTGTGCCCATTACTCTGTAGAAGTTGAGTTTGGGAAAATTTTTGCAGATTTTTACCAGCTGATTTGCCCAGTTACCAACAAAAGTTGGTGCTGACGAGCTGGCTTTATAAAACTCCGAGTCAGCGTAGATGTTGTTGAATTTGCCAGATTGTGTTGGACCCATGTCGAACCCAATCAGATAGATTGCGGCATTTCGATCTAGCGCTGCTATTGCAACAGCAGCTGGGCCAGAGCTAAATCCATAATAATCACGGGGAATTTGCAGAGCGCCCAGGGCAGGAAATGGTTTACGAGTGTACATTTTGTTGGACTGGGCATAGCCCGATTCCTGTATGCTTTTGCTGATGGGAGTGTCAGTGCTTATCAGCACATTGGGAGTGAACTCTCGATAAATTGCGTTGCAGGCATAAACTTGTCCTAACTGTTTCAAATGATCAAGATCTAGACCTTGGCGGCTGATCCCGTTGCCTAATACAAATGCTCTGCTCATAAAAAAATCCTCTCAGTATGTAGCTGAGAGGATTCAGAGCCTAAATCTATTAGGAAGTAACGTTGTCAACAATAACCACGTCCAACAAGTTCTGTTGTCCAGAAACGTTGGCCACAGCAGTTGTGCCAGACTTGATGACTGTGCCTTCGTCTGTGAAGAAGTTAGCAGCAAAACGAACATCATTGGTCACTTCAGCTTGAGTAAATCCAGAACCGCCTGCAAAGTCCAACAAGAATTTGTTGGTCAACTTGCTGATTGAAGTGGCTGTAGAATCATTGTTGGTATAGGTAATGGCCATCAAACCAGCTGTGGGTGTTTGGCCGTTTCCTATCACACAAACGCCAACAAGATTGGCTGTGCCGGAGCCGGCGCCAATACTATTAGTGCAAGTAAAGATTGTGCCTACACCGTAGTTAGTAGGGGCGCCACAGGACACCCAGTCAGTTGTGCCAACTGCGACAATTATATAAGCAAGCCCAACCACCATGTCTTCGTCATTAATAGTGGTAACATCACCAACCAGATACTTGCGGCTACCTTTTTGACGAATAATGTATCCTTGAGCAACACCAGCACTACCAGTGATGTTAACAATTACGTCAACTCGGGGATTGGTTGCGCTTGGAGTGTCAGTTGGACCAGCACCACCCACCACACCCAAATACTGAGCATCAGTCATGTTGCCAACTGAGTTTTTAACTGGATTGGTCAAGCTGCCAAAGTTAGGAAAGCCAAGATCGACGCCTACGCTGGCACCGCCATTACCGGAACCGGTAGATATTTTTTGAATTTTTAGAGGACGACCCATTTTGTTTTCTCCTTAAAGAAGTCCGATGCGAGTTCTAGTCGCTACGCTGTGGGTATTAATCTCAGCATAAAACACCGTATTGTGTTGACAAGTATTTAGCAAAAATGTAAAATGGAATGACTACAGAGTGTAAATATCACGTGAATACTACTGAACTTATTGAACAAGGCAACCAGCTTCGCGCTGAAAATCAACCTGAACGAGCATTGCAATGTTATGCACTGGCATTTGTGCAAGATCCAGAATCTAGTGCTGCATTCAACAACTACGGCAATGTCATGCGTGAAACTGGTCATCCCCGACGAGCTGTGCCATTTTTACAAGCTGCGTCAGTGTTGGCACCTGACAACATCACTGCCAAGTTTAACCTGGCTGTGTGCTATTTGTTAATGGGCGATTATGCACAAGGATGGCCGGCCTACGAAAGTCGTTGGAACTACGAGCATTTGGCCGGCACTGAACCCAAGTTTTCACAGCCGCGTTGGCGCGGCGAAGATCTCCGGGACAAAACAATCCTGGTAGTAGGAGAACAAGGACACGGCGACAACATCCAGTTTGTTCGATTTGTTTATAACTTACACGCCATGGGTGCCCGAGTCAAACTGCAAGTAACCGATGGTCTGGTGCCCATGCTGAGTCGCAGTGACATCATGCCATGGGTAGGCACCTACAACGATGATCCTGGTGAGTTTGATCTGTGGGTGCCAATCATGAGTATTCCAGGCATACTGGGAGTCACTTTAGAAAACTTACCCAAGGTACAAAGTTATCTCAATGCTGATGCTGGTGCTATGAAAGCATGGCAACAACGTCTTGGTCCAAAAAAGCGCATGCGAGTGGGTTTTTGTTGGAGCGGTCGTCGAGACTCATGGTTGAATCAACACAAGAGTGTGCCGTTTGAAACCATGCTGGAAATGATCAAAAGTAATTCACAATACGAATGGATCAACCTGCAGATTGACGCAGAACCTGCGGAAGAACAAGCATTGCTTGCTGCTGGTGTCACTTGTTATCCAGGTGGTGTGCAAAGTTTTGCAGATACTGCTGCGCTAATGATGCACCTCGATGTGGTTATCGGAGTAGACACTGCGGTGATTCATTTGGCTGGTGCTCTGGGCCGGCCTGCCTGGCTCATGCTCAATGCCTACAGCACAGACTGGCGTTGGCTGCTGGATCGAGATTCTAGTCCGTGGTATTCCAGTGCTAGACTGTTTAGACAGCCTATTCGCGGTGACTGGGCCAGTGTTACTAAAAAAATTGCTCAGTATCTAAGCTGGTACAAGATTTGACATTTGTTGCAGCAATAGTGTTCTAAATTGATCACTGTGAAAGTACTGCTTGTTTGCTTGAACTCTGGACAGTAGTCGACCATAATCTTCTAGCATGGTTCCAGATCGTAACCATGATTCAACAAAGTCCATGATCTTTTTGATACGTAAACTGTGATCTGGTTCATTGTCCCAGGTGGTCCACGGCACAACATCTGAGAACATGTCTAGACCAATATCAGTTAAAAATTGATTGATACCTACGCTGCCTATCAGGACGGGAATTTGGCAAGCCACAAACGGCTTGCAAGTTTTTTCACTGATGTAAGTTAGATCTGTTGCAGTTTCTGTTATCAAATTCACAGCGTAATTACCATACACAGCATGTCCCACGCCTATGTCATTGCGGTTGGGATCAAATTGTTCGCCAGCAATTGTCAATGGATAAGGATATGAGTATTGATCTTTTTCGTAGTATACCGGTTCAGTAAAACTAAATGCACACTGATCAATAATTCCTCGCTGATTGAATTCTGCCCATACTTGAGTTCTGTGTGGTCTTGGACGATTGTTGAGACACATTAGACCTTGAGTTTTGTTTGTGCCTGAATCAAAACAAAAGGTGTCCCACCATAATGGATTTCGCAAACTGTACATCCAAAGAAACAACGGAAAGAAAGTTGTTCCTGCTTGTGGCTTGTAAAAAAACTCAAAGTTGTTGGTCAGTACTGGGGTAAATTTCAGTGGCAAGTTGTTATCTGGAAAAGGATTGTGTGTGATATCTAAAATACGATTGTGATTGTGATGTTGCGCCAATAGCTGTTGGGTTTGTTCAACATTTTCAAAGTCATTGTCTGTCACGCACAGAGTGTTGGCTTGAAACCATTGTGTCAAGTATTGTCTGTTGGTATAAAAACGCTTGGGGTTTAAGAATTCTATCATGCAGATACTTAGCCAACAAAAAAGGGCCTTGCGGCCCTTTTTGTTCCTTCCCATCCCTGAGAAAGTTGTAGTTCTCTGATTAGGAGAAAGACAAGTTGGAAACAGCGATCTCGCCAACATAGTCACCAGCATTGCCGAAAGACGATGCAGTGTTAGTCAGTTCAATGTAACCATAACGAGTCATGAAGCTCACGACTGGTTCGAAGGTTGATGGATCCAGCACAACACCACTGCTCATCAACGGAATGTATGGGCAGTAGAATGCAGGAGCGTCAGCTTCTGAAGAACCCTTGTAACCAACCAACACTGGTGTAGTGTCGCTAGCATAAGAGTCAACGAACACACGCATAGCGCCGTTCAGTGTACCAACAAACTTGGTGTTTGTAGGTGCTTCGAATGTGCCTTCTGTAGTACGAGCAAACGCACTAGTTGTAGCACTTTGCAACACTGTTAGTGCAGCAGAGCTAACAACAGCGTAGTTACCAGCGCCACGACGTGTACGTTGGGCGATCAAGTTAGCAACACGGTTGATCAACACAGCTAGAGCAGCGTGTTCGTCACCAACAAATGTAGCAGTACCAGAAACGGTAGCTTGGTTGTATGTGAACTCAGTGGCAGCCAGTGAGCGCAGGCTCAACAGGATCTCTTGGTCAATCTCAGCTGTAATCTCTTGTGCAAGAGCAGCCATGATTTCTGCTTCAACGTCAATACCATGCATGGCTTGTGCGTCTTGTGCAGATTCAAATGTCCAACGAGCTTGCAACTTACGTGTACGAGCTTCAACGGCTTGTTTCAAGATCTGTACGGAAATTTGCTTACCGCCAGTACCTTCCATAGTAGCTGTTGCGCCACCAGTGTAGTTAGTAGCTGTGCTAGTTGCACCAGGTACTGTGGAGTACGCTGTGGCAATCTTGAACGGGCTCAATGCTTCTTCACCAGCTTGTACGCTGGTTGCTGCTGCACTTGTGTCAGTCAAGTTCTGGGCATAACGCACACGTAGAGTGTGGATCTGACCAACTGGACCGGTCATTGGCTGAACGCCAACCAGTTCGTTAGCAATAACAGTTGGCATCACACGACGAATCACGGGAAGAATCACGCGGTTCAGTGTAGCAATGTTACCTGCTGCTGTGGAACCTGCGGAAGCGTTTTCCTTCAGGTACTTACGAGTGTTTTCAAGGATAACACCCATGCTGTTGCGCTTGGTTCCATTCAAACCTTCAAGCAGTGCTTCTTTGGTTTCGCCCCAGCGGCTTTCTAGTAGTTCTTGTGACATTTAAGTCTCCTCTATAAAATGATTATAAACCTGCCAG